GCAACTTCACTTGACTTTGTGGGCGCAGCGGTTACCGCTTCTGGCACAGGGGCTGACAAGACGATTACTATTGACAGTTTACCCTCAAGTGGCGGCACGTTCACAGGTGATGTGACATTCGAGGGGGCGCAGTACACAAACCGAAATGTAGTTTGGGACAAGTCAGACAGTGCTTTAGAGTTTGCAGACAATGCCAAGATAGTGCTTGGGCAACAATCTGACTTACAGATATATCACAATGCACAAGACAGTTATATCCAAGCCAATATAAGTGGCAATCTCTACTTGCGAAATGCAACCGACGATTTCGATGTGGTGATTCAGTCTGATAGCGGCGCAGGTGGCCTTTCTGATTACTTTCGTGCTGATGGCAGCACAGGCGAGGCGAAGCTATTTCATTATGGTTCCGAGAAGCTAAAAACTCAGTCTGGCGGTGTAGATATCACAGGAGATATCACGGTGTCAGGTAGTGTCGATGGCAGGGACATCGCAACCAATATCCCGTCCTCGCTTGGAAGCGCAGGGCAAGTGCTTACCGTAAACAGTGGAGCATCCGCTGCGGAGTGGGCTGATGCATCTGGGGGTGGTGGGGGCTCGCCGGACTTATTCGATGAGAACTATGACGGATCATCTTCTGCGCCATCCGCTTCTGGCGGTAATTCAGTTAGTATCGGAGTAGGTGCCAGTAGTGGTGCTTCAAATGCGTTTAGTGCAGGTCTCAACTCAAATGCGAGTGGCCTCAATTCAACCGCTATTGGCCGCAATGCCACTGCAGGGGGTCAAGAGAGTGCAAGTTTTGGTGGCTGGGCAAACACCCCTGCCTATAGCACAGGGGCCGTTGCTCTTGGCAAATCATACGCTTCTGGGACGTACAGCCTTGCCGCCGCTATTAATAACAACACATCAAGCTATGGCGCACTTGGTGCTAATAGTATCGCTATTGGCAATAATGCCAAAGCTGATTATGGATTAGCTATTGCAACCACAGGGGCTACTGGCACAGGCCCGTATGTTTCTGGTCCCGGTGGATTAGCTATTGGTAACGATGTAGCAGTTTCTGCCCACTATGGAATGGGTATTGGTACAGAACTTGTGGTAAATAAGATTGACGCAACAGCAATTGGTCACAATCTAAAAACAGCGGCTAAAGGTCAGTTTGTATACGGTGCAGGTAGTTTTGCCGCAGATGGGGATGCTCAAGGTAGTAACTATATTCTTCGTGCAGATGTAACAGATACTACAGCAACAGTGCTTACAACTACAAATGGATCAGCAGCGTCAGACAACCAGATCATCGCGGCGACTGATACAGGATTAACATTTGATGGGATAGTTACTGCGCTTCAAAACGGCGCTCAGAGTTGGTCATCATGGAAAATCCAAGGTATATTAGTAAACGACAATGGCTCTATGTACCTTTCTGGAAGCTCAGTAACTACTATTACTAACAACTCTGGTTATACGCTGGCTCTTTCAGCCGACAGCACTAACAAAGCACTATCCATAACTTTTACTGGCTACAGCAACTACAACATTCGTGTCGTAGCAAATGTCAGAACAGCAGAAGTAACTTACGCCTAGACGGAGATAAACTCATGGCTATCCAACACAACATCACAGAAGCAAACAGCCAGTACGGCATTGCTTTCAACAATGCTTACTATCGCATCGTGACGGCATCCGTGTCACGTCAAAGGGCTGAAGGGGGAGACCCTAAGTTCAGCGTTATGGTTGACCTGTCAGCATATGCAACAAGCACTCCGACAGATGACACCAAAGAAGTAGACTTCAAGCGTTTTCATGCAAATCTCGACGACATCAATGCAGCGTCAGGCGATGCTTTTTTAGACAAGTGTTATTCTTGGGTAATGGCGCAAGACGAAATGGCAGGATCGACTGCCGTTTAAGGAGTAACACATGCTCGCAGAAACAGATTATCTGGCTTTAAGCGACACCACTCTGTCATCTGACGGGATAATAAAATGAAGCAGACAGTTCAATCAGCACATCAACGCATCGACACTTTAGATACTCGGGTCACTGTTGTTGAAACTCAAATTGAAGAGCGCTGGAAGGAAACTATTCTGCGCATTAAACGCCTCGAAAGCATTCTCATCGCAACCGCCGGGGCGACCATCGTACTGCTAATCTCAATGACATACAGGATGTAAACCATGCCCACACTATATGACCTCAATCCCCATTTGCGTACAATTACCAAAGGTAAGGTTGCTGAAAAGCCTACACCTAAAAAACGTGGGCGACCGAAAAAAGTAAAATGAAATGTTAGCTGAACTCGCCGCCTTTAACGCAGCCTATCAAACCGTGAAGGCAACGCTATCGGCGGGGCGCGAGATAGCTGATTGTGCCGCTGGCATTGGCAAGATGATGAGCGCCGAGGCCGACTTAAAAGATAAGGTTGAAAGAAAACAAAACAGCATTTGGTTTGCGCTGGCCGGGCAAGACACCAACGACTTCGAAGAGTTCATGGCGCTGGAGCAGATCCGCTCCCAACGCGCCGAGCTTCTCCAAACGCTTCAATTGTATGGAAGGCCGGGTCTTAAAGATGACTTTTTAAAATTTGAAGGTGACCAGCGCGTCAAGCGAAGGAAAGAAAGAGATGAGCGGCAAAAGCAACAAGAGAAAATTCTACTGTACTTTCTCTATGGCGTAATCGCTCTGGTTTTTTTAGGCGGCATCGCTGCGCTGTTTTACTTTGCGCTAACTTTGCGCGGTTTGACATGATGAAAGGGTTTTACCTATGGACGTAACAATGGAACGTGTACTGAAATGGCGGCTCATTCCAAGGGCCATCATGTGTGTCCTTGTATACATTTATGTTGATACAATCTGGTGGTTTCAATCTCTGCCGCCCGAGGCAATGACAACACAGGCAACCGCGCTTACCGCCACCGTCAGCGGCTGCATGACAGGGATGCTTGGCCTTTGGTTGGGGAGCAGTGAAAGCAAATGAGTATTTTCTCTGCACTTATAGGCCCGGTATTTGACCTCGCTGGTGGTTGGTTGCAATCCAAGGCGCAAACTAAAGCCGCCGAAACGGAGGCAAAAGTGGCAATGAAAAAAGCCGAGGCAAAGGTCTACGAAACCGAGGCCACGTCATCCATGCTCATGGAGCAGCAGCTTACCAAGCAAATGGAAAGTTCATGGAAAGACGAATTTTGGGTCATAATTTTTGGCGGGATTCTAATCGCCTGTTTTTTGCCTTGGACACAAGAGTACGTCAAAAACGGCTTCATCTTTTTAGATGAACACACCCCACCGTGGTTTGCTAATTGCCTCTACATCAGCATTTCTGCGTCCTTCGGCTATCGGATCGGCAAGACCGGCTTGGGCGCTTTAGCGAACAGGAAAAAGTAATGGCAACTTGGCAGGTCATTTTGGTCATCATGGTCAGCGTTAACACGCTGGCAAATTGTTATCGTTTATATCTGGAGATGAAGCGATGAAACGTAATTTCGATGCAGCACTTGAACACGTTCTGAAGCACGAAGGTGGGTTTGTTGACCACCCTAAAGACCCCGGCGGCATGACCAATCTAGGTGTGACCAGAGCGACCTTGGAACAATACCGAGGCCGTCATGTAACTGAGGAAGAAATGCGAGGGCTTACCCCGGCAGATGTTGGCCCACTGTACAAAACAGAATACTGGGACAGAATGCATCTGGATTCCCCGGCGGTTGCCTCGGGGCTAGATTATTTCCTGTTTGATTTTGCGGTAAACTCAGGGACAGGGCGAAGTGCCAAGTACATTCAGCGCATAGCCGGAGCTACGGCAGACGGAGCGATAGGACCAAAGAGCCTTCAAGCAATTGGAAGCCTTGACGCAGTCGATGCCATTGAACAAATTTTTGGTGCGCGTCAGCGCTTCTATGAGCGGCTGAAAACATTTGAAACATTTGGGAAGGGGTGGACCCGGCGCAACGCCGAGGTCCGAAAGTTTGCTTTAGAATTAGCTAAAGCAGCGTGATTGCCCGGGGTTGATTGGGCAGCTTTTTAATCCAGTTCTTTTTTTCCAAAGCACACATGCAGCGATGCGCCGTGCCTGTCGATGATTGTTCACGCATGACCTGATGACCATCCACGCGGCCAGACATTACCTCACGCACCGTTGGGAAATAACCGCGTGCAGTTTTGTACACTTTCAAGAATTGATACACCTCATATTCCAGAGGGGTCAGCCCAACCTTATCCATTTGCCTGTTCCTTTTCTTCAATGCTCAAGCCCTTATTGTAAGCCATGCGTTTTTGTTTCATTTCTTTTTGGATATCATCCGGCATCTGCGCCAGCGCCTCGGCGTTCTTTTCTTCAAGCTCTTTCAGCTTAGTCCGGCGCTCTGCCGGTGTCGCCTTTTCAAAGCCCCTGATTGACAACATCACATCATTGTACTCATTCGCCCAATCAAGCTCAGATGTGTGGACTGCGTCAGGCTTGTCGGCAAGATATGACAAAACAAACTGCGCCGCCGGTTCAGTGTTTTCTTCCGCTCTAGCGATAGCTGCTTGGAAAGCGCTTTTCTCTTCTTTCTTCTCAGGAAGCTGGTGAAGCAACACGCCCTTTTCTTTCTCGGGTTCGGGCTTGGGCTCCGGGTTCAGTATCTCGCCAATTTTAGGCGGCGCGACAGGCTCCAGAGGCGCTGCTTCTGGTGTGACATTGCGCGGCTCGGGAATGTCTTGCGCCTCTTCAACGGTCATCATGCCAGAGAGAACATCAGGAAACGCATCACGCAAGGCAAGCGACCTTGCACGCATTTGAAGCATCCGATCCGGGTATTGTGACCACGGCCCCTGCTTGCCCCAAAGCTTGGCACGCTTTGCCTGAGTTACACTAAACTCTTTCTTGACCTCTTCAACGGAACCGTCTGGACGATACCGAGATGCCAAGCAAACAGCCGCGTATGTATCGCCCTCACCTTCAAAGTATTCTTTAATGCCGTGACATACGCTGTTACCGCGCACCAGCGCGATGAGGGCGTCACCATACATGCTAGGACGACCATTGATGACCGCGATATTTTGGAGCGACTGTAGCGGCTTTAAACCAAGCTCCAAGCCCCACTGGATAGCAACCAAAGTATTGGCCGGTTTGCCTTGGTACTCTTTAGGCACCATTGGCGCTTTAGAAAACATCTCAGCCATCCGAATGGCTTCATCTAAAGACTGTGGCACGATTGCTAAACTGCTCATTGCATTTCCTTTATTTTAAATGTGGTGGTTTCAACCATTTCCCCGGTCGGCATCATTTGCTTTTTCTCACGGAGTTTCGTTGTGTATTTAATTTCATATGATGGCATCGCCGGAATGCCTTCCCGGGTAACAGGAGCGCGTGCAATGACATGCTCTGCGTTCAACGCCTCGACCGCCATTTCAATTGTCTCGCGGATGCTTTCTTTATCTTTCCGAGCCGCAAGCTCTTCTTGGCGTTTCAACTCATAGTCCTGACAAAGCGCCAGCAAATTGAAATTGGTATCAGGGAAGTCTTGGTCAATCTCGACCGGCTCCGACTGTGCTTCTGAAGCGATAGGCGGGTACTCGGTATCGTTCTTAACATGCTCCCAGAACTCAGTGTATGCGTCCAGCATCGTCGTAACGACTGCCGCGTTCCACTCCACTGGGTACATGTGAAGCTTCCCATGCTGATCCATGCACAGAATAAGTCCCCGGCGAATATCAGAGCAAAGCATCTGGTGCAGCACTTGTATCACCCACTCCGGCTTTGGCCGACCGTTGTGATAAAAGTCAGTCTTTACTTCAGCGATGCATTCGCCCTGCAAATTTACAGCCGTGCCTTCTGCGTTCCACAAATGCAGCGGCGCATTGAGTTTCATTATTCTGTCAATGCTAGACGCTATGCCGAGGTCGGACTTCTTGTATGCCTCGGTCGGTTCAAACATTTCGACCGGCATATCAGTAAGCTCTTCGATGCGCTTTGCGCCCCATTGAGCCACGCCATCTTCTAAAAACGTGCCACGGTCTAAGGCGTCCTTGTTCCTTATTTCATCGATGTCTTCCACACCGGCTCGGGCAAGCTTGTGCTTGCGCAGAACCTCAATGCGGTTTTGAAATGAAGTCTTGTGCAACACTATCGCACCGGCTTCACTGCTACCTATTTCATAGCCTGTTCGGGTAAGCTTTGGCATATCAAAGCCCCCCAAAATTTGCTGCGAAACAGGCGTCATCAAACAGACAACCAATCCACAAACTACCGTATAGGGTGATGAAAATAGACAGAACGCACAGGAACTCCTGTATTACCTGTACTGTCTGCCCTCGACGTTCTGAACTCCAGAACTTTCTAACAATGTATATATTCTGCGCCAACTGAATGAACTCCTTTCCATATCTTTCTGATTAACAATTGAAAGCCTCAACTGCCTCATGTGTACTGCTTCCAGACCTAGTTTATTATAAGCCAGACCCCTCGTTTGGTCTTTGTAGCGGTT